AAATAATATTGACTATGCTTGTGGGATTGATATGCCAAAAGAGTGGTTGGAGGTAATTAAATGACACCAAAAGTAGCACAAACAAAAATATGTCCACACATGACTTATATTGGAAATGAACAAAGTTGTTACTCTTCTAATTTTGCTGTTTATTATAATTCTAATTGTCAGGCTGATAGTTGTATGGCATGGCAATGGGTTAATAAAGAGTGTATAGATGGGTTTTGTGGTTTATCAACTATTAATTATGAGGTTATTAATGACTAAATTTCTCTATTGGGGTGATGAGGATATGGAAGTACCAACCTTTGAGAAGATTATTAAACAACCAAAGCTAAAGGGAGAATACATTCGTGAACAAGATCAAGAAAGACGGGAAAGAAGTTACTACAAAAGAGAAAAGGACGAAGAGTAAGAAGGTTTTTCAAACTTCGGAGAAGCAGCTTAATTGGGATGCGAAGGGTATGTGGCCCTTCCCCGATTTCGTCGAAACGAAATCCTCACCTAAAAGAAAGGTTACTAAATGAGTGTTCATTGTGTAATTCCTGACGTACAAGCAAAAGAAGGTGTTTCCCTAGATCATCTTACATGGGCAGCTCGTTACATAGCAGAGAAGAGGCCTGATACAATTATTTGTTTAGGTGATTTTGCTGATATGCCTTCCCTTAGTTCCTATGATGTAGGAAAGAAAAGCTTTGAAGGTAGGCGGTATACAAAGGATATAGAAGTAGCTCAAGAAGCTATGTGTACCTTCCTAGAACCTATTAGACAAGAGCAACAACGCCTTATACGTAATAAAGAGAAAAGATGGAATCCTCGTATGGTGCTCACATTAGGCAACCACGAGAATAGGATTAATCGAGCAATAGAGAGTGACCCTAAGATTGAGGGACTCATTAGTGTAAAGGACTTGACTTATGAAGAGTATGGGTGGGAAGTTTACCCCTATCTTGAAGTGGTTACGATTGATGGAATTGCATATAGTCACTATTTTGTTTCTGGTGTACTTGGTCGTCCGGTTTCTAGCGCACGTATGCTTCTCACTAAGCACCATATGTCTTGCGTGGCTGGACACCAACAAGGACGAGACATAAGCTATGGTCAACGGGCAGATGGTACTCGTATGACAGGGATTATCAGTGGTAGTTTCTATCAACATGACGAGGATTATATGACTGCACAAAATAATAAATGTTGGAAGGGTATATGGTTTTTACATGATGTAATTGATGGAAGTACAGATGAAATGCCTCTTTCCCTTGATTATCTACGGAGGAAGTATGCGGCTTAACTGGAAAGAGTATGTAGATAGATTTAGGGAATTAATTATGAATGGTTGGATTATAGTAAGAGATGGTAAAACAAGTATATATTGGTTTATTAATCCAAATTCTATCTCACCAAGGAAGTATTATTTTAGAGAAGCTTACGCTTTGAGGTTGTTAGAAACAACGGAGGCATATTATGTCCACACAAACGGAAAGTAAGTCAGCAGGTCTAGGTTTTTGCTCACTCCTCACACTAATCTTTATAACCCTTAAACTAACTAATTATATTACTTGGTCTTGGTGTTGGGTATTAGCACCCCTTTGGATACCACTAGCCGTAGTTATTAGTTTAGCAATTATTGTAGCAATATGGGTGGGAATACATGATTGATCAAATAACAATACCTCTCAGAGAGTATCAAGCCCTTAGACAAGATAGATATAAACTATGGGCTTTAGAAGGTGCTGGTGTAGATAATTGGGAAGGTTTTGATGATGCAATGGAGGCTATTGAGAGCGATGAAAATTAAATTGGAGATTATAATTTAATGCAAATTAAAATTAAGAAACTACACGATGATGTTAAGCTACCTACCTATGCAACGGATGGTAGTGCAGGTATGGATGTATATGCTTATACCTTTGGCTGGATGCCTACTAATGAAACAAGGGTATTCCCTCTTGGGTTTAGTGTAGAGATTCCTTATGGTTATGAGTTACAAGTACGAAGTAGAAGTGGTCTTAGTATAAAGGGTGTTACCGTAGCAAATAGTCCTGGCACCATTGATTCAGACTTTAGGGGTGAAGTGGGGGTTATCCTCCATAGTAAGTATGGCCATTTTGTAGAAGATGGTGATCGCATAGCTCAGATGGTACTTTGTCCCGTAGAGCGATGTGAGTGGGAAGAGGTAAAAGAGTTAGATGATACAGAGCGTGGGGAGGGGGGATATGGTAGTACTGGTCAGTAATACCACCAAAGGAGGGAAGCGGGATGGAAGCAGCGGAGTTTAAAAAATTTCTTGAAGAAGATGGTAAAGGTCTTAGGGAATGTGTTACTTTACTTTGTTGTAATTCCTTTGATCATAACTCAACTAAATCAGAAATTGTTATAGAAGGTGTTACTGAAGGTGGTGTGGAAAAGGGAGATTGGAAAATAACAATTGAGAGGATTAATATTTGAACAACTTTAAATTTAAAACACCTTTTGCGGAAGCAATCTTTAGATCAAAGTACGCCCAAGGAATAAGTGATACATGGCCTAACCTATGTAGACGCTTGGTAAATGATGTATGTGGTGATCGAAGTTTAAGTGCTAAACCTACAACAACAATGCTTATGTCTATAAGTGATCAAGAACAACTTATTAAATATATGGTAGAAATGAAGTTTATTCCCGGTGGTCGTTACCTTTATTATGCAGGTAGACCTGTTAGCTTTTACAATAATTGTTTTATCTTAAAGGGAATGGAGGATACGCGTGAAGAGTGGGCAAGACTCGCAGGAGATGCTACTTCGTGTCTCATGTCCGGTGGCGGCATCGGTGTGGATTACTCTATCTTTAGACCACAAGGAAGAAGTTTGGGAAAAACTGGAGGTATCTCTTCTGGTCCAATACCCCTCATGCACATCACTAACGAGATTGGTAGGAATGTTATGCAAGGAGGATCAAGACGATCAGCTATATATGGTTCACTTAACTGGCAGCATGAGGACACACCTCAATTCTTAACAACAAAGGATTGGTCAGAGGAAATCAAACTAGCTAAGAGTAAAGATTTTAACTTCCCTGCCCCACTAGATATGACTAATATCTCAATCAATTGGAGTACATCATTCCTTGAACGATGTTACGCTAACGCGAAAACCAAAGAGGGTTTTATAAAAGGTTGTGTTCCTGATCTTTGGTATGACTCAGTAAAGAAAATGTGCCAAACCGGTGAGCCGGGACATAGTTATAACTTTTGGGAGAATGAAAATGACACTGGTAGAAATGCGTGTTGCGAGGTCACTTCTGAATATGACTCCGATGTATGCAATCTTGGCTCTATTAACCTTGGAAACATATCTAGTATCGACGAGCTCAAAGATGTGGTTAGTCTTGCTTCTAAGTTCTTGGTGTGTGGTACTCTCAGGGCTGATCTTCCTTATCAGCGTGTATATGAGACAAGAGAGAAGGCACGTAAAATAGGTCTTGGTCTTATGGGTGTACATGAGTGGCTTATTCAACGAGGTTATAAATATGAGGTAAATGATGAACTTAAATCTTGGTTGGGAGTTTGGAAGGATGAAACAAAGCGAGGAGCAGACGAACATACAGAACGACTCTTTATCTCCCCCTGTGTTAAATACAATGCACTAGCACCTGCCGGGACAATAGGAATTTTAGCAGCTACTTCAACGGGAATTGAACCCCTCTTTGCAGTTGCTTATAAAAGACGCTATCTTGAAGGTGGCACACGATGGAAATATCAATATGTTATTGACTCGACGGCTCAACGGCTTATTAACGATTTTGGAATACACCCCGACTCTATCGAAACAAGTAACTCCCTTGCTCCCAATCCCGAACAAAGGATAAAATTTCAATATGAAATACAAAAGTATGTTGATATGGCTATTAGCTCTACTATTAATTTGCCTAGTTGGGATACTGAGTTTAATAATATTGATACCTCTAGGAAACTTGCAGATACTTTACTTACTTATTGTCATGGACTTAGGGGTATTACTGTATACCCTAATGGTTCTCGTGGTGGTCAACCACTTACAGAAGTTCCCTATGAAGAGGCAATAAAACATCATGGTATAGAATATGCAGAAGAGAGTACATGTTCAGGTGGGGTGTGTAGTATATGATTCTCGGAAATTTCTTAAGAGATAATTCTTTTATGTCACCTACAGAAAAGGAGATTAATATGGCAGGAGTAGAAAGACCTAGATGCCTTATTTGTAAACAATATTATAAGTATGATTGGAAAAATGAAAAAATGTATCCTAATTGTGAGTGTGATGTTGTTAAGCGAGACAAAGAATAAGCCCTACCCAATTCAACGAGCAAAGTGAGGAAGAATCATGATAGCGATAATTAATAAAACTGAAGAGCTTAGTTTAGGTATGGGTAGATATGGCGAAGGTAGACAAATATACTCTCTCCAAATTAATAATAAAAGATTGTGTACCTTTGAACATATCTTTGAAGATGGTTTAGCTACCTGCCTCTACGAGGCGGCTAAAGCGGCTAAGAAGTGGGAGAAAGAAGAGGCTAAAAAGAAGGATAAACTACTTGAGTATACTTTAAATATGCTTAAGAAAGAAGAGATGAGTAAAAGGGAGGCAAAACATGTGTAGCGCCTGTGAAGAAGCAACACCCAAACAACATCTTCTTATATCTTTAAATAAGTTTAAGAGGGATTTTAAGAAGTACTTTTCTAACCAAGATGAAGCTATAGGGTATTATGATAATGGTACTAAAATACTAAAACACTTAACTAGCTTAATTCAAAATTGTCCTGAGATAAATATTCCTAATCCTCCTGCACTAGAAAGGAAGCAAATTGAGCATATCATATGCAGAACCGAAATCCAAGGAAGAGTTACAGAATCTACAGAATTTTGCGGAGAGTGTTGTAACCAAGTATCAGGAACTCCTTCAACTTCAACATTGGAAGATTAATGTACAGGTAATATCAGCAGCTAAATATGCTAAGAAGCATGGGGTATTATTTGAGGGTAGTACCAATGGTTGTACAGACATTTATCAAACAACACGAAAAGCTAATATGTATATTAAAGATAATTTAACATCACTAAAGTTTATAACTTGTATTATTCATGAGATGGTACATATACCAGTAAATAATATGTATGTTAGTGGTCTTACTTTTATTGAGAAGATAGAAGATAACGAGTTGAGAGAATCTCTACTAAAGCGCTGGCCTTGGGAATTAGAGGAGAGTGTCAGTAAAATTACGGATGGATTTTTAAAACTAGAAGAAAGTCTTGACTTATAGATAAAAATATGGTATAATTAAACCATAGAAAGAAAAGAAGAGAAAAAAGAAAGCTATTAGGGAATAATTGTATTAACTATGTTATTTAAAGACTTAAGCCCCTCTCCAACAAGGAGTAGGGGCTTTTGTTTTGTTAAAATTTTAAGGTTGTTTTATTAACAACCTATTTAAGGAACCACTGACAATCTTTATAAGCGGAGCATTTAAGAGCTCCCTTATATCTAACAGGACAACCTATACACTTTACCATCGGTAACTTACATCTACCATTACTTTAGCTGCCGCATCCTCTACTATATTATTTACTAAAGTACCAGTAACCTCACCATATCCAGAAGTATAAAAATTATTAACTCGTAATAAATCCTGCCTTACAAAACCAGTCACCGCAAAACCTCCCTTAGAAGATAAACCAACTCTACCTCCCACCTCTGTTTTACCCCCAAAACCAAATAACTTCTGTGGTTTCTCAACAAGGTGCAAATCCGTTATACCGTTACTATTATTCAAAACAGCAGTTGCAATATAGCCACCCTCCGAAGGAGGTATCTCTTTAATTGCTAATATATCCTTTGTATTATCTTCAACAATTCCTGCTTGTACCTTTACCTCTTCTGCTACCCTTTTCTTATCATAAACTCTAACTTTAGGTCTTGAGACAACTATAGTAGGTACATCCTGTACCACAGAAGGGGTATTAGCCACTAATACCTCACCAGAGGGCGTAGAAGCCTTGCCAAAGAGTTTATACACAAAAAGCATACTAGCTATAGCACAGATAACAATAAAGGCTTTAAAACCCCATCGTTTTATCTTTATTTTATTCTCTTCAAGGAATTTTATCATTCTTTAGGTTCCGATCCCTCTTTAAGTTTAAGGAGAACACCAACTCCCCCACAAAGTGCTCCAAAACCAACCCCAAACTCCTGCATATTAAATATACCAGTTTGATAACAAGCAGAAATAGCATTATAATAAAAAACAAGTAACCCTGAAAGGAGTGATACCCTTCCTAGATCATATGTTCTATTATCAAGACCAGTTAAAAGATGTATAAAGAATTTTTGCATACTTAAGTAAACACTCGTGTAATTAATTCCTGAAATTGAAATAGCTTGCCCGGACAAGACTTAGGTGCATATTTATTATGTGGTTGTATTTGTTCCTTAGTAAACTTGTATTGACCTACCAATGCTCGTACTAATTCTACAAGAGATTCAAACTTATCCGAGGGACACTTCTCTTGATCAAAATTACCTACAACACAAATACCCAACCAAGTGTTCTTGCCTACACAATGACCACCTTGCATATTCATAGGGCGACCCTCTATAATCATTACTTTGTCACCCACATACTCAAGGCCGAGATGATATCCAATATTATCCCAACCTTTCTCCTCCATATGGTATTTCTTAATAGAGGCCCAAGATTCAGTTTTACCGTCCTTAGTTAAGGAGTGGTGAATAATAATACCTTTAGGTGGTCCTAACATTTTAGTCATTATTTAGTGTTCCTTATAGTATGTTCAAGTAAATTAACCCGCTCTTCTAATTTTTTAAAAGAGTCTTTAATTTCATTATCATTATCAGAAAGATACTTAAGTTGTGTTGGTATAATATAAACTTGTTTTTGTATTTCATTTAAGGATAGTGTTGTATAACTACCTACACTTAATGTAATAGCAATCATAATACCCAATAACCAAATAATAAGTTGTTGTTTACCTTCAACACCACTATGGGCTGGACACACATCACAAGATTCTTTAAGTTCACTCATAGTAGTACTTACCTCTAACCCTCTAAGATTTCAAATACACGACCAATAACAAGTGGGGTATAACTTGAATTATTCAAAATAGACTTTAAGAAACTAGCATCTTCCACAGTCATTTCAACTTCCGCAGGGGAGGTGTTTATAGCAGTTGCAAGTTTAAAGCATTTTAGTTTATCTTCTTTACCTTCACCACTCAGTAAAGCATTTACACACAAGTCAGCAAGAAAAATAAGCTCATCACCTTGTTTAACTTCGTTACCCTTTAAATCAGTTAGTATTACATATAAATTTACTTTCATTTCTATCTCCTTTGGACAGTCCTTATAGTTATTGCCACAGCAGGGAGTAAGGTTCTCCTTTTCGGTTATAAGCCTAGCTATGGCAAGAGTGGCTAAACTTCATAAGTTCCTGACAACAGTATTGTACCAGCAGTATCTAAAGCAACACTTGTCGAGGCTCCACCACCTGTTGCATAACTATAAATAGGTATATTTGTGCTACCATCACCCATAGCAGTTTGTACAACATGTCCTGCTGTTAAGGCAATATTTGATACATACAAGGAGAAAGTGGCATAACCAGTTGTAGTTTTACTTACAAATGGCAAACCTGATATTTGCATATTACCTGTGCCTGTGTGCGCAGACCATATAAGGTAAATAGTAATAGATACTCTGTTACCTACTTTTGTGTATGTACCTATTTGGGTTGTGTATGTCCCCACACCAGCCGAAGTTATACCTGCTATAGTTGGTGTGAAAGTTCCCTCTTCATAGTCATCCAAAGTATTAGGGTTGGAGCTTGCTACTTGGGTTGCAGGAAAGGCAATACCTTTAGATGCTGTTATAATTTCTGTGGCACTTACATCACCTGTTACAGCGAGACCAGTTGAGCTAATCACAGCTCGTTCTGTTGGTATTGCTGATGAACCTGTACCAGTATAAAAATGTATGGTTCCTACGCCGGTATTACAGTTTATGTTAATAGAAGAAGCTGCGTATGCATTAGAACCATAAAAGGAGTTAAGCAACAATCCAGTTGTTGACCTAGTTGCTGCAACGGAGCCTGTTAGTGCATTTATAGTAAGTACATTTCTATAACCACCTGCACCAAGTGCAATATTCTTGTTTGCTGTTGCCGCTGTAAATTCATCTCCGACATTTACGTAAGCATCAGCCGCCCCTTTGATAACTTCAAATCTGGCATTATAAATAGGTGTAGCAGAACCTACACGCCCATCCCCTGTTGTAACTACAGAAGTCGCACTTAATGCACCAACAGCAAACGCCTGTGAACTACCGGGGCCGCCAACAGGACATAAATCAGCATCGCTTACAGCACTATTAAGTTGCGCAAGTGTTGTAACAAGTGTATTGCTGGTAAGGTTTATAGTCTTATTTGTAAGTGTAACAGCAGCAGCATTATAAAGTGTTCCAATACTAGTAGCTGTCTCAACAGGGTGAAAAGCTGCAACCTGTGTTGGTGTAACAAAAACCCTTGAAGCTGTTTCAGTAATCAAGTCAGCAGTATAGTCACCACCTTCTGCCGCAACAACACCACTTCTCCCAAATACTGTATCAACAGCACCAGATGTAATATAAATATATACTGAGCCTGACCACCGATAAGTCTTGTTAGTGTCAAGAGCTACATAAATTTTACCGCTTATGCCACTTGCAGGGAAAGCAGCAAGATTTGCAAACTCAAGAACATCATCAACATAGCTAGGAAGGTAATCACTAGAAATTTTTGTGTCAGCATCAAGTGGGACAACACCAAGAGCTACACCCTTTTCGGAAACTTTAACTTGAGCATCATTGGTGACGTTGCCAAGATTAACATCAGTACTAGTAAGGGTTACATTTCCTGTTCTAGTATTAAGAGATAGTACACCCCCACCAGCAGCAGTTAAAGCGTCTACTGCTGATTGGGCAGCATTAGCTGCATATTGTTTGGCACTATAACCTTGTCCAGTTACAACCTCTGTAGTAAGTTGTGTAGCCCAATTTTGAGCTAGGGTTGCAGAGCTAGAAGCATTAGTTTCCGAAGTAGCAGCGTTATCTTCTGAAGTACCTGCATTAGTTTCTGAGGTAGAGGCATTGTTTTCTGAAGTAAGTGCTGCACCAGCAGAAGCACTTGCATCATCAGCGAACCCACTTGCAGCAATAGCAGAAGTAGAAGCATTATTAGCAAAACCACTTGCATCCTCTACATAACCACTAGCCTCACTAGCAGATGCAGATGCAGCGGCAGCAGAGGTAGTAGCAAGAGTATATTGAGTTATTAATTCTACTTCAGGATTAGCATTAAGATAATCAGCAATATCAAGAGTATCATTATAAGTTATAGTTAACTCTTGAGCAAATACATTTTTACCTAGGGAATCTTTTGCTACCAATCTAATTATAGCACCCTTTAGAAGGGTAATTGTAAATGCCCCTGTAGTTGCATTAATAGTAGCACTAACAGGTAAAGAGGATATTAAATTACCCTCTACTGATTGTGGGTAATATGCAGGGGTAGCAGTAATAGTACCTGCTCCTGTAGTTAGATTTAGGCTTTTTACGTAACCTGATAATATTTGAGTTGTAGCCATTTAGCTATCCCCTTTTGTTTAACTTAATTAATTATACTATATTAGTTGCTTAATTGGTTTTCAAAAGCAATTCTTCCGCTATTTTCTTTTGGTTGTTTTACTTTGCCTATTGGTTTTATGAAACCAATCAATTTATTCTTAATGATAAGCTGATTAAACTTGTTGATTTTCGATGGATCATTGTCTTCTAAATAAGACCTTCTTGCATTTGCAGCAATAGACTTATATTGAGTCTCAAGCTTACGCATAGAGTTACGCTTCTCAGATATAGTACCCATATTTGCTGATTTAGCTGTAGTAATAAACGTAGTAAGTGCATCACCAAAACTAAGTTCAAGAGGTTGTCCTTTATACATTTGTTTAGAACCAGAGCTAGTTTTCATACCATTATTATATTGATTAATGACCCTTGCGCGAGAGGCAACTACCTCTGGCATAAGGTTTTCCCAAATAGCTTTAGAGTATTGGCCCTCACCAATATACTTAACTACATTAGAGGCTCGTGAAGCCATACCACCAGCCGCGCCAGTTGCGGATTCCATTGCATTCTTATCACCTAACCAACCACCAATATAAGGTGTATTAAATGATATGTTGTTAGCAACATCTACACCAAATGTAGGGGGTAAACCCCTCATAGTGGTGTTAGCCAACCACTCATTACCACCCATTGCTTTAACAGATTCTCGTATGGAGATGTTAAGGTCTTTTTTAAATACCATAGAGAATATTTTACTAAAGAAATCTTTAAGTGGTACTGCATTTACACCACCTAACATCATTGCTGCACCAACCATAGTAAGAACAGTTTTACCACCATTCTCAGTACCACCTAATAATCTAAATACAGAGTTAAGATAATGTATAGGATAAGTAGAGAGTGTCATAATAGTACGTCCTGCTGGTCCCAATTTCTTAATACTTAAAGGCATATTAAAACTATTCATCATGAAGTTTGTATTATAAACAAATTCTACTGCTTTCTCAGCAGCCTCATGGTTAAAAGTATTTTCTCCTTTAGAGAAGAGTCTATAAGCAGCAAGAAATGCCCCTGTGCGGTTTACCTGTTCTGTAAGGCGCATATAAACCATTGCCTCATTCATAATTGCATTAACAGCCTCACCAGCCTTACCATGTCTAGCTACAGCCATACCCTCTTTGTAACTATCCATAATAGAACTTGTGTGAGATAGGTTCTGTGTAGCAATATTATATTTATTAAATTCCTCTATTGCTCTATTATCAACATCAGACATACTATCAATATTAATTCTACCCTTACCTTCTGGTGCTACTTTATCAAGTGCCTTTAAAATCAAACCTAACATCTTGGATTTATCTTTATGTAGTACGTTGGTAATTAAATCTCGTACTGAATCAATCATAGCAGAGTGCATCATCTTAGTTGCAAGAAATAGATTCTTAACATAAGACTTACCATTCATACTAGTTAATTCTTTAGCCAAGTTAGGTACACCAATAACAAAGTTCTGTGTAGTATTAATAATAGCAGGGAGCATCCTAAAACCCATAAAGTAGAATACTGTGGCATTACGTACCTGTGTAGCTGTACCTTCAAAAGAAGTGGCAGGAGATAAATCATCCTTGAGATGTTTTACAAACTTAGGAAGTGTATCTCGTACTATAGGAACAGTTTTCTCCAATAACCGAGCTTGGTGGAGATTCTCTCGTTGTGCCAAACCGTACTCTAATTGAGAAAAGGAGTTAGCCATACGGTTAGCAGCAGTAATATAATTCTGTAAGTAGTTCTCAGTTTCATAACCTTCTACAAGATGGTCTTTACGTCTAATAAGGTGTTGACCACCACTATGACCTTCAGTAAGAGTAGACACACCAAATTGAGGGTTATCCCAATCTTCGGACATACCATTCTTTAAGAAGTGTTCAAGGTTCTCAAAACCTTTAATCTGGTCCATAGAGGTAAAGAGATTCTTCATTTCTACCTCAGTGGCAACTGCATTCTTATCATAACCCACACCATCAAAACCCTTTATATATTCTTGTGCCTCTCGCAATGTTTTAAAATACTTAAAAGCAACAAGAGGGTTATTCTTTTTAGAAGTATCACGCACACTACCAACATAATCTTTTACGAACCTTACCCTTGGCATCCAACCTTTTACCTTATGTATAAGGGTACGTTTTTTATCGAGCCAATCAATATAAGCCCTAACAGATTTTCTCATTTCAGTTTGTTCTTCAGCACGCTTCTCTACGGGTATCATCTCAAGAAGTTTTGAGACAATAATATCTATTTCAGCAGGCTCCTTAATATCACGAGTACCTACTAATTCATGAAGCTTCTCACTAAACTTAATACTACCATGCTCACCATAACGCATATTAGCCCAAACCATATATACACGGGCACCAGTTTTAAATATAGTATCACTAAAGCCAGTAAGAGCCTTACGTAAAGCAATATATTTATCTAAGCTTGTTTGTGTAATATTAGGTACTACTGCTTGTGCTTCTTTAAGTGTTGTATATTCTTGGTTTTCTATATCCCCTTTAATAACAAGTTTATTTATAGCTTCCTGTTGGTCAGGATGCTCCTCACCATAAGTCTTTAAATCAGCTACAACATCCTCAAGAGGCTCAGTAAATTCACTAAGATAGGTTGCTCTTTTATCACCACGTTCAGCAGCAGTAAACATAAATTTACGGAGAACCGGATGCTTCTCAGAATCATACCAAGGAGTTATAAAAGCATCCTTAATAAACTTAAAGAGTTTGATTTCAGATACACCTTGAAAGGTTTGTTTAAGACCCTTCATTATAGAGGCTTGGTCAAACTTTGAGAGCACTGCATTTTGAGTTCTTACTTGTTCACTGATAATACTTGCTTTAGTTGTAGAGCCAAGCTTATTATTATTAAGGAAATTAACCAATCGCTCACTTATCTTTATTGATTTCCTACCATAAATTCCTTCACCCTTATTTGGAACACCTTGTATAGCTAAACCAAGGTCTACAAGATTACTAAGTATACGAGTGATAGTAGCATCTAATTTAAAATCAGCCTCAGTTTCAGAAGTGTACACTAAACCACTATCTTCTAATAAACTGCGACTTAATACGTTACCCGCAAGAATAAATTTTGTAAGTTGTTTAGGTGTATAAAAAGTAGCATCATTATTCTTTAAAAATGTGAGGAGAGGCTTAACAAGATTCTCTCGCATTTCTTCACCATAATTATTAAAAAGGGATATTATCTCTCTATTAGTTTTAGCATCAAATGCTACCTTCTTAAAATCTTTTATTGTATTTTCTGTATCTATCTCATAATCTCGTTCAAACTTACTTTCTGATACAGTTCGTTTATTTACAACCTTATTATTATAATCTAAAACCTCAAGACGCACAAAACCTTTTATAGGTTTCTCCGAGGTAGCAGGTACTATACGCACACGTTCATTTTCTGTACCTTTACTCTTATAGACTTGATCGGCAGATAATTCTACTTTAGAAGTATCTTGTGTTATTTTTATAGGTGTTCTTTCTTTCTGTTCAATGTCCCAAGTAAATTTAGCAAAGTACCTTTTAATTTTCCACTCAAGATCAGCTTTCAACACATTAAGTTTATCTACTGAGATAGCAGAGTTACTTGATATAAGTCTATCTTCAATAATACTAGTAGCTTTCTTTTCTAAAGCATTAAAAAATTTAATCCATTGATTATACTCACCACGGCTATACACTAAACCAATATTAAATTGTCCTGTAGGTATTTGTTCTTTAGCACTTATAATAGCATTATAAAAAAGACCAAAGGGTGAATTATTAAATATATCGTTTAAGTTTTGTTTTGTAGCTTTATCATCAGACCTCTTAATCTCTTCTATAATATTTGTATCAAGACCCATTTCATTGGCGAGTTTTACTACAGATTTAGATTCTTTAGATTCAAACCTATCACGAAGATTTAAAAAACCACCTAAAGGAGATACACGTTTATCATTCTCTGAAGGTCTTACAATACGACCATCATGAGGGGAAGATTTAGGTACAGGTTTTGCTACTACTCGTGTAGTACTTACAGAGTGTTTTTCTAGTGCAATTTTTCGTGCTGCGATTTTTTCCTCTTCAGTTGGTATATGTTCAAATATATTTACACCATAATCACCTTCAGCCGCAGGACCACTTAATTCCCTTTTACGGGTATATACAATAGGTTTTTGCTCTTTAGTATACTCTTCTACAGAGATATTTTTAACATCATCTGCCGCCTTAAGATCAAAATAAAGGGTTTCACTTTCTTTACTATCCTTTGATACTCTCTTTACCCTACGTTCAGATACTACTATGTTTGTAATACCTTTAAGAGTACTATTCTCAAGAACCACAGTAGCAATAAGGTCTTTGATATGCGGGACAATAGCATCTCGTTGTGGTGTAGAAAAATTCTTAGACCAAGCATCAAAGATACTACCTACACTAATTTGTATATTACGCTCTTCTGATACATTCTTACTTTCATAAGTAAGATCAAGTAATTCAACTAATTCTCTTATACGTGCTTCTGATTCTTCACTTAATTTTATAGTCTTAATTATATTTGTCTCTTTAGTTTTCTTATCAATTACAGATACTTCTGCTTCTTTAGCATCTTCAATAGGTGCTTCAAGAAGTTTAAAAAGTTCAACAGAATATTTGTTAACTAACTCAGCAGCTTTATCACTAAAGAATTTAGCTTCTGTAGTACCATCCTTTAACTTTTTATATTCTTTAATTAACTCAGGGTCATGACTAACTAATTGTCTAATGGGGCTTTGTGCTTCTGTAACACCAGCTTTAGCTATAACATTAGATGCTTTTAGACGTTTGATCATAGCTGAATAAGCACGCATTATTTTAGCGCTCTCTTCAGGACTATTATTATCCTCTTGTAAAGCATCTAAGATACTTTGTACTGAACCATAAGTACTAACTAAATCAGTTCTAATAGGGTCTTCAAGAGCCTTAATTTGATTTTCTTGGTCGGCAATAGGTATACCAAACTCATCTATAACATTAAGTGCCATAAGAATATTTTGTGTTATAGCGGGAGTAAAAGTTTCCCAACGTATATTATCAAGTTCTGTTGTTGACGGTGTACTAAATAAATTAGCACGAGTTACTTTTGATACTACAGTACCATTATGGTCAAAATAACGCATTGACTTATTAAGTAAAGCTTCATAGTTTCCGGGCATAGGTACATCAAAATATTTTTGGTGTAATAATACATTACCTAAAGCTTTAAATAATAACCTTCTACCTAACTCAGTAAACTCTTTAGCACCAGATGCATTTAATATTGTGGTTGATCTGGATTTATTATAATCTTCAATGTTACCCTTCGCTGCAAGATACAGTGCTACACTATATTTTATTGGCATTTCATAACCATTAATATTACGCACAGCTTCAATATCATTTTTTAAAAAGGCTTTAATATCTTTACGAGATTTACCTAAAGCTTTATATAACTTTTTCTTGGCCCCTGAACGTAACTCACTTAAACGCACTTTAGAAGAATCAATTATATCCATTAAAGATTTATCTAGTGGTTGTGATGCATCAAGTTGATATTCTCGCTCTACATTTTTTATACCTATATCTACTATATTATCAAGAGTAGCACCACTTTTTTGTAAAGCACGAACAATGTCATTTTTAGTTCTTGTATCTATAATATCGGTAAGTTCTTGTCCAAGAGGTGTTACTATTTTATAACGTTTACCACCTATAATTTCATCAATAAATAAATCACTACCTTTATCCATTTCAGCCAGAGTAATAAAATAATTTTTAAACTCAGGATTAAATTTAATGTAAGTGTCACCATTAGTAATATCAGTAGTAATATCCCTAAAGAAAAAGTCTTGGGTTAAATCAGAAGTATGAGAAAGAACGTTACCTTCTTCATCCTCAGTACCAGTACCTTGTTCAAAATGAGAACCTCGATCAAACATAAATTGAGCAATGTTTGTAGAGTCTTTAGCAAAAGATTCAATTCGCTGTCTAATCTCACCACTAACCTTGTCTACTTTATCAGTAGTAGTAGCGGCAATATCAAGTATTGTTATAGCACCAATCTTTTCTAACCAATTCAACATTGTCATTGAGGCTATATTTCTATCCGTAGGACTTTTAAAATCTTTAAGCTGAATAATAGTACCAACATTTTCTGGTTTGGAAATATTTATTATTTCTTTAATTAAATTTGAGTCCTTAATAAGGTTCTTAAGGGGTGTGTTAAGAAGACCTTCATGATCTGCATCAAGACCCAACCTTGCTCGATAACCAGTTTTGATAATACGTTCTGCATTATCTATATATTCATCCGTAAGGTCTTTATCTTTTCCCGCAGGAGGTAAAAAGAGTTCTGGTACATAAAGCGGGTCAGTATAACCAGTATGATAAAAGGAGAATATAGAGCAATCTAAATCCCAATCACCCCCCTCAGTAGCATTATGCATACGAGAAAGATCAGAGTGAAAGGAAATATAATCATCCTCTTCAATAGCCTTCTTAATAAGATTCCAGTCTACACGGTTACGCCACTCAGCATCAGTAAGTTTTTCTCTCTCAAGACCCTCCTTTTTCTTAAAACTTTTATAACGTTTATAAATTATAGAGCTAGTTAAATCATCCTCTGCGTCATCAAGAATGCTCTCAAGAAGACCTTCTGTATCCTCGGCATAAACAATATCAGCAAAAGATAAACTAGAGTGGTCTGTAAGATAAAGATTGTTAATAGGAATATTATAATGTGTACCTCTTATTACACCAGCAGAATTTACTGCCTCTGCTACTTGTATTACTCTCTTAAAAATACGGGCAAGAGGTTTCTCTTTAAGACGATTAAACATTTTAACTGCATCTTCACGTTCTTTTTTACTTTCCAGTATTGCAGGGGGAATCATACCTTTCTCTTCAAAGGCAGCTTTGATCTCTTCGCTCGTAGAATCTTTTTTTAGGGATGCCATAATTCTACCAAGATCAAGAGTCTTATTTACTGAACGAGATGCATAAGCACCGGATTCAAATTTACTAAATACTGACTTTGATGAGTTAAAACCAAGACCTTTGAGAGTATTAACAATTTTTTCAAAGAAGTTCTTAAGCTTACCAAAAATGGTATTATCCTTTGGATTAATTTCAAAGGCTCTGGCAATCGCTTCTTCTTGTAACTCTTCTTTTGTAAATCCCTTATAACGATCTTCAATACCAAAATCTTTTATCCATTTATTAGCTTTAAGTTGTAATACTTTCCACTCTTTATCATTAATAATACCAAGAGTCCTAGCTACATGTATAGCCTCATGACGCACGTTCTCATAAAGAGTTGCAGAACCAGAAGCAACCTGAATAAATTTACCTATAGCTTGTGCAGAAATTCGTACAATATTGCCATTGGGGTCAGTTGCAATAATATAATCAGCGTCAACTATTTCTAATTCAGCTTTATTACCAAGTAAAGTTTTTACAAGTGCTTGTGCTTCATCTTCGGTAAAATCAGGGTGTGTAGATTCTTGACCCTTTTCAGTTACTTTGGTTTTACTCTTTTTAGGTGCTTCTTCAACAACTACTGCTTCAGCTTCTTTAGCTTCCTTACGCTCCCTTGCCGCCTTATCTAATTTACTCTCCTTTTTAGGTGTAATAGCCGTAGGTGTTACTTTAGACTCAACTTTTACTTCAGGAGCAATAACAGGCTCTACCTTCTTAATTATATCCCGCTTTTGTTTTACTTTCACCGTAGGTGGTTTTTTCTCTAATTTACCTTTAGGGGGAACAATAGGGTGCTCTACAGCTTGGTCAGTAAGTGTATGCTGTAACAATGTTGCTTCATCAGGAGTAATTACATCATTAGTAACAAGATCATGTAAACCTTGTACAGTCTCTTTATGCTCTTGTACAATTTTTAATTCTTCAACAGGGTTAAAATTAAGTTCTGGTTGTGTCCAAGAAGTGTATTGTTTTGCAATTTTATTAGTTAAATCTTTTATTTGCTGACGAGCAACAACCTTTTCTTCCGCAGTTATACCTTTACGTTTACTAACTAAGCTTTTAAGATTAGTAATAGTAGATGTAATAGCTTCTTTAGCCGCATCCCTTGTGGGAAAATCAATATTACTTTCTTTTGTTTCAGTATTATCAGTATGATCACCAAACATACCTATTTGTGACCCACTAGACATATTAGCAATCTCTTCTTGTTGTGCTTGTTCTCTCTTAAGTGCTATATCATCATTATACGCACTTACATGCCCATCAGTACTATTAATATAATTATCAATAGGAAGACTTGTTTGTATACCTTCGGAGGCGTTAGAACGAGTCTGAGGAGCTTCTTTAGCTACTTTCTTTTGAAGAGCTTCTTGCTTACGCTTCTCCCCTTGTATTTTACTATTATTATTATATGCATTAGCATAAACAGGATTGTTAGCGAGAGCATCCTTAACAAAATAAGCGTACTCTATAGGCGTAGTATCCTGACCTGTAGTATAAGCCTGTTGTAGGGTAGCAGGATTAGCCGTAGTAATAGCATTATTAAGAATCTTATCAAAGTTCTTTTGGAAATCAGCATCAGCAGGAATATTCTTAAGTTGTGTTTCTAGTATGGATTTAAACTTAGCTGCTTTTGCAACTGCTGAAGTTGGATTACCTTGTTTAATAAGTTCAGGATTGAGGATGTTTTCCTCGCTGCCAAGCAAACCACCTACAAGACCACCTTCTGTAGGCAGACCAAGGATACCTTGAACTTCCTGATTAGACCCAAGACCAGCTTTAGTCTCCTCTACTATAGTAGTACCAGTTTTATTATCTCCAATAGAGGTAGCATCAGTAGATATAACTTTAGGTGGGGTAGCTAGTGCTTGTATAGTACCCTTACCAGCAGCACCTATAGCACCAAGACCAAAACCACCCGCTGCACCAGCAGCACCAGATTCAAACATTTCATTACGCAGGGTAGGTTGTAGTACATCTCCACCAAGCATACCACCCGTAAGGGCAGCAGTACCAGTACGTAAAGCATTATATGGAGTTAAGGTTTCACCATCAGCCAATACCTTATTAGTAGCACCATAGTTTTCTGCAAGTGTTTGAGCACTCTCTTGAACACCTTCTGAAAGAGCACCAACAAAGGGTTGTGTGAGAAGTGTTTTAGCACTAATTTTTTTACCTAATTCTTCTACACCTTCTTTAACACCAGATGCCCCTAAAGCTTTTGTAAGACCTAAACGACCCATATTATATATTGTACTACCTGCACCAAGGGCAGCGGCAGCACTAGTACCAGCAATACCTTGAAGATGATTATAATCCTCTTGTTTACCTTCTTCTATATTTTTACCTTGCATCCCATAAATGATACCACCCTCTTGAGCACCTTCACTCACTGTAGCAGCACCAATTACAGCACGCTCACCCATCTTCTGAGCGTAGGCAATAGCAGCTTCTTTTTCCATACCACCAGCACTCTTCAGAGCAGCACGAGATGCTATGCCACCAACACCACCCATAAGAAAAATAGATGGGAGCATTTGACCAGCAAAGTTACCAACGTTTTCACCTATATATCTAAGAGCAGAACCCACCCCGTTAATATCTTTGGTTTGAAGGTTATCCTTAGTGAAGGTATCATGCACCCACTCTTCAAAACCTTCATTACCTTGACGATAGGTTTCAGCAAGATCAGTAGCCCCTAAACCATGTCGAAGACCACCCTCAATAAGCCTACCAGCAGTACCAACAGTTCCTTGGAGAGCACCAGATACAACATTACCCGCAATAGAACGTAGAGCACCAACTTTCTCTGGTTCTGGTGGAGTAGGAACATAAGCAGGAAAGTCAATTGGTGCAGGAGGTCTTTTAGTAAGAGGAACCTTTTGCATAACTGTAGTATTAGGATTAGTACCTGATTCTAATTGAGCTAAAATTTCTTCCCATGTAGGCATTAGTAAATATCTCCTGTGTTAGCAGTTTGTACTGGCATATATGACTCTTTAACAAGAGCAGGTTTTGATGGTTTATTTCTATATACTGCAAGTTGAGACATTTGTAAATTCCTATTAGCAATTAAATCTTTTGCTTCTGGACTATCCTTATCTAAGAGACTTAATTGAGAATCCATCAATTTAATAAGTTCAATAGTGCCATTATATTTACCGGGGTCAAAATAATCTGTATCAGAACCTTGTACTGTCATTGCCTTTAATTTTGCATCTATAGCATGTTTTTGAATAAGTACTTGAGCCTTTCTATACTCTCCTCTACCAACAAGTTCTTCTATCTCGGCCTTGATTTTACTCATTTCAAGTGGGTGTTTACTTATAGATAATTCTCGTATAAGCGACTCATTAGCAAGTTTTGACCCTTGTTCTTGTATCTGACCGGGAAGTAGTGCACTATCTATAGCTAACTTACCTTTATTATACTCCTGACTATTATTAGCATTCTGTTGGTCTATACTTAGCTTCTGTTGATTCTCTATAAGAGCTACACGCTTTGCATCTACACCAGCACCATATCTAGCACCCCAAGCAGTTTTAGCGAGTTCTTCATCTTTAGGTACAAGAGCAGCAATATCCTGTTGCTGTTGCCAGCGTCTTTGATCAGCATAAGATGGGTCATTTTCAAAAGTTGTACCAACAGGTGCTTGTATTGCTGTAGGTTGTGTAGCAATCTTTTCTTGTTCTAGTGGAGTGTTACCCCGAAGGAAATAAGTATTCTCACCATCTGTAGCTATACCACCACCAGAAGGGGGTAAATAAGTCTCCACCCCTTGTGTACTATAATCCTCATAACCACTACCAGCACCTACAGGAAGGTGTGTTATCTTAGGGTCTACACCGGGAATAGTAAAACCGGGAGTTTGTAAACCCCTTGGTGTAGCTATATCATTAGTTGATTTTGCAACTTTAGGTTTATCACTAACTCTTTTAGTAGTACTTTGTACTTTAGGTTTGGGTGTTACTCTCACTGTAGAAGTTATAGAGGGTTTTGTTGGAAGAGCATTTCTATCAGAGATTACTGGTAAATCTGTTTTAGGTATATTACTACCTCCAAAGTTTAATGAAACAATAGGGGCAGTACCAGCAGGGGTGGGTACACCAATACGAGTAGAACCCGGAGAAGAACCAATACTACCATTGAACCTAGCAGCAACGCCATCTGTAAAAGCCTTATCATTAATAGCCTTTTGTTCTGGTGTTGGTTGATAAGTCATTGTATTTAGAAACTTCCCACCCACAGTAGCAATAGCAGGGGCTATACCAGCAGTAAGACTACCTAAGATAGGATGTTGATTAAAGTTACCTTTGAAAGTATCTTCATATTGATTATTAGCCATTTACTTCTCCTTATGCTGTAGGTAGCATACCTATTGCTATATTAGATGTTGATGCAGCTATTGATGATGCTCCCTGCATAATCGCTGTACCAGCAGCAATCTTATTTGCAGCATTATCATGATTAGCTTTTAAAGTTATCTCAGCGGCAGTAGCAGCATTTTTAATGTCTTCTGCAAACTTAGCTAATTTAGCTTTATCTTCAATATTTACTATCTCTGCTTTTACTTTAATCTTCTCTAAATAAAAATTATATTCCTTAACTTTAGTATCTACTTGTAACATAAGAACATCAGTCTCAGTTTTATAAATAGAAAGAAGCCCATTTAAAGTATTTGCATATGCTTGTGTTATAGCACTTAAGTATCGTGTATTAAATTCGGCATCAGAGTTATGGGCCGAAACACCTTGTGAAATAGTAAATTGCCAATTAGATTTAGCCCACTCAAAAATACCTTTAATAAGATCACGAGCAGTTTGGGAAAGATCAAATTGAAACTTTTGTTGTGCATCCATTTTAAGGGCATTGGACATGCTGTTAGGGAAAGTGAAGCCCTTTGCTCCCGTAGCAGAGTTAGCTGCACTATAAGCATCTCTAAGAGCCTGTTGCTTACGTTCAAGATCAGCCGCGTACATTGCAGTATTTAATTTACCTTGATCAGTCGTTAAATTAGTTATAACAGTATCAAGATTAGTAGATGAAGTTACACTACCAGTAAAATTAGTAATAAGTGTCTTGAGATTTGACCAATAAGTTTCATTCCACAAAGGGGTAGTACCACCAGTAAGACTAGGTGCATCTGGTAGCGTTGGTATTGTTACAGGAGTAAAATCTATAGGTGTATATGTGGGTAATAGTGCAACCTCACCAGTAGGGTATGTACCCAATGTAACAGCAGGGGAAATTGCACTTATAGTAGTATTTGTCCAACTAGATGCATATGTATTTAAATTAGTTACCGCTGTACCTGCTGCTGATTGCATCGCACTAATATATACGGCATTAGAATCTGCAAGATTTGCTGGTGTAGATATAGGCATATTTATATCCCTTTAGTTAATTATATTTTATAACTTCTATATTAACATAATATTAATATATCTATTCTTAATTACATATATTTTTCTACCTTAAGAATATGAATATCATCATAACTAAGTCCTTGAGCACCATTCCAAGCCCAATTATTTAATTGTGTACTTGTTATATCAAGTAAATCAGGAACAACAGCAGCAGAATGAGTACCAGCAGTATTATTATATGAATACCCCCATGTAACAGCCATTGTTCCAGTTGGATCAACTTTTCTTATATAAGTTCCAAGGGCTGACCAATAACCATTACCTATCCAATATTGTAATACTGAAATCTGTCCACATGTATATTCTGCAAGAGTAACCCAATCCTTAACTATAAAGTTACCCATATTAACTTGTGGTGCAGCATTATAATTACTATTCCCTGCTTGATTTCCATAAATAGTTACAGTACCACGAGATACACCGTAAATATTTGAACCTGAAATAGTGGCAATAGCTTCATTACTTGATGATAGTATTACAGGATTACCTGATGCTCCGCCAACAGTCAGAGAAGAACCATAATTACCAACTTGACAAGTACCACTTGTAGTATATACTGATATAGTTTGGTTAGCTTTTGCTATACTAATACCAATAACAGTTATGTTATTAGCAGCCGCATAAGTATCAGTTGCAGCACAACTTGCAGTAATCAAACAATCACCTGCATTAGTAGTTGTTTGATACATATTACCCAAAACTGTACATACCGTAGAATTAGAAGTACTTAGTGTTACAGTAGCACCTGAACTAGATGTAATATACCCTTGACTAACATCTGCTGGGTATGTACCAGTAATATCATCAACATCAGTAAATACAGGTGTAGCCTTATTAACTACCATATTATCTGAAGTTGTACCCTCATAAATATTATCAATAACCCAAGCAACTACATTATAAGTTCCCGGCATAGTAGGTGCTTGTGTACTACCATCATAAGTTACACCATAAGTAAGACCACTTGGTGTTGTATTAATACTAACACCATAAAAAGGCTCACTTGAACTCCATGTTTGAGTTAAACCTGCTGTAATGGATATAGTAGCTGCAATCTTATTTACATGTATCGTATAAGAATCATTTACAATATTATAATTATTAAGATCAGTAGGGGTAAAAGTAATTGAACCAGTAAAATCACCCATTGCAGTAATATGTGTATTATTTGGTGGATTAAAAGTTGCTACTCCTGAAGTATCAGTACTAATAAGTGATACATTATAATATGCATTATAATCAACAGATTGTGGGTGTGACCATAGAATATTAGGTGTAGCCTTATTAACTACAATACCAGTCTCATATTCAGCTAAATGGTAGTGTACATCATCAGTTGCTTGGAAAGTTGTATATAGAGGCAAGCCTGTGTTTGCATTAGGTACTACATTTTCAGCGGGAGTAGTATAAGCCGCATCTAACCAATAAAAAAATTCCCCCGGTAATGCTGTGCTTGTTCCGGGGATATGCGTATATGCTGCCAATTCAGTCCCAACAGTAAGTGCTTCACCATAGGTAATAGGGCTTGGTTGCGCCCAATGTATCGTTGGCACACACCATGTTTCTGGTCCATATTCAGTATATATAGTCGCCGTATCTGGTTTAAAAGGAGCAAATAAAGTGCGTCCTAAATCATCAGTAATCTGTAGACCAATAGCATTTTTATGGTTTAAATCTTCTATCTCTAAATCATCAACCCACCAACCATCTTCCTCAACCTTTTTCATCATAATATAATCACGTTGATATGTAATATCACCAGTACCATCAGTAAGATTATCATCTATATTTACATTCATAGTATCTACATCGTATATAATAGTATTACCATCTACACTTTGATAAACAAGCTTAATTACAAAAGGAGCCACACCACCCTTCCAATACAAGGTAGGGTATAAATCACCAGTAACCTCTTCATTAACTGCATTAGTTATAACAAAGGGATTAGCATTAACAATTATTATTTTATCATTTTTAGGTTCTTTAGCAAAATCTACAATATAGATGGGTATATCACTTAAAGTACCTATTGTAAGAGAGAGGGCTTTTTTAGAGGGTCGAGATATATTACGTTTAGATAAGGCTATATATACTTGTTGCGCAAGGGGGTTTACTGTTTCAGAAGGTATATCTGTAGTATTAATAATTACCATTACTTAAATATTACGTTTTAAAGTAGCGGCTTTTAGTTCAAAATCAAACAACTTAAAATATGAACCATTTATATTTTTAATTTTAAATTGCCAATTAGTTCCTTTAAGACCTTTAGGAAAAGTAAATTTACGACGATGAGAACCTTCTTTATAATCAAAGTTAGTCATATAATCACTACGCTCAATCTCTTCATCAATAATAAAATCTATACCTATATCACCATCTGCACGAAGATTTAAATATGCATACATAACAGCTTTTATTTCTGTTTTCTCAAAGTCAGTTATAGGTGACTGTGCAAATGCATCTATAGTACTACCAAAATCATCTTCACCTATTAGTTGATATACACCATTAGCATTAACACCATAATATAAGTTATTAAAGGTATAGAGGCTTTTAAAGGTATACTTTGAATACCTACTATGAGCACTTGTATCAGTATTAACCACCCACGTAGGATATGTATCATTGCCATCAGCATTAAAACAAACTATATATTGCTGTGTTTCACCAAAAGTTTTAAGTAAGGCAGTTGCAGTAGTACCTAAAGACATGTTAACTTGGTCTTCAGACAAGTGTTTATATTTACCACCACTAGTACCAGAATAAATACCATTAGTAGAGGTCCAATATACATTTATATTAACACCCTCTGTTGCCTTAGAATTTTCACTCTGATAAGTAATATTAGAACCGTAAATAACACCAAATTTAGATATTTGTTCTTGGGAGAAGCCACCTTGTTCAGTAGCAGAACCACTTAAGAAATAAGTACCATCAGCAGTACCTACGTATAAACCATCTGTTACTTTAGCTACCATTGTTATATTAGTAGGGAAGCCAGCTACAACATTATATCTAATATCAATATGCTCCACATCAAAAGTTTTTGTACAATAAAGATAGTTATTAATAGCAAAGTAAAGTTTACCATCATAAAACTCTAAACACCTACCCGCAGGAGTAGTAAGTTTAAAAGCATCCACCTCAAAGTTACTAGCAGCAGCTTGAAAGTTAGCAGGTAAGTTAGTAGTCACATGAGATGCTATTGCAGCATCATTAGCAAAGGTAGTAGAGGTAGTAATAGCAGTTAAAGTAGTACCCTCAATAATACCAACATTAGTACCATCAGAATATACCACTACATTATTAACTTGTTTAAACTCAGTAACCACATTTACAGTTGGTGAGTTTACGAGGGGTGTAATAGTAGTAGCATTATTGTAAGTACAAATTTTACCACCAGAAACACAATAAACGTAAGTTCCGTTTGACCAAACTGATGTTATCACAGCATTAGTAATAAGTGTTAAACCATCACGTCTACTAATATTACCTCTGTTGTCTATATCACAATTTAATATATCGTAACAGAGAGGTCCGTCAATAGGTATATTTGCAGCATCATTTAAGGCACTCATACCATTAAATGCAAGTTTAGCACCTAATAGTTTACCAGTGTAATCTAAAAGTATTTTACCTTTATCTGCCATATATTATATTACCTAAATGCTAGTAAGGAGTTATTAGAAGGATTTTGAACATTGCGATCATATATCTCTATACGTTTAATTTTATCTATATCCATAAGAAATTTCTGTCTGTACTCTTCTGCTTTAACCTTATCAATAGTATCTGCATCCTGTTTAGAATACATCCAAGCCATAATACCATTAAGAAAATGATCATGATATTCTTCTTCAAATTCAGGAATATCCACATCACTAACAAGGGGTACTAAAGGCATCCTTGATACCCGTATTTTTAAGGTATCAGCAAAATCAATCAAATAATTAAATGTAAGTTTTTTGCTTGTGGCATCAAGACAAAACTTTGTTGGAATACCTACATAAGTATACCAAAGTGGGTTTTGTTCAAAGGTTTTTACTGAGCTAAAGCTTAAT